TTATCCGACAGGCGTCGATGGCTATAACTGGTGTGTTTTATCATGCTTCGATGAAGAGTCATGGGAAGATGTTGAACCTGTCGAGGATCAGATAAGCATTGCATTGTTTCATGGAGGTGTCTGGGGATCGTCAACAGATATTGATTGGGAAATAGATGGAGAAGTAACTGTTGACATGTTTGAAAAATATGACTTCTCACTCCTGGGTGACATCCACCGTTGTCAGTTTTTAAATGATAAAAAGACGATTGCATACTGTGGATCATCCATCCAGCAAAACTATGGAGAGGATCCAAAGAAGGGCTTTCTGTTTTGGGACATTAGAGATAAAGATGATTTTAGTGTCGATTTTCATGAAATACCTCACAGCAAGCCTTTTATAACGATAGACTGGCAAGGAAACATAAAGAACACACTGATACAGTCAGCAAAGCATCCAAATGGTGCTCGTTTTAGAATAAGATCTGACCAGAGCATTACACAGGCAACAACAAAGCAAATTCAAAATGAGCTAATAACCTTTAAGGATGCCGCAGAGGTAGTGTTTAAGACAGAGACATCATTTAATGCAGCAGAAATCCAGACAAAATCAGGTGATCTCTTTACAAAGGAAAACTTAAGAGAGAATTCCACGCACAAGAAGCTGATAAGGGATTATTACAGCAATTTAAAAAATAATAAGCAAAGACTCGATAAGTTTGATGACTTAATTGATCGATACCTTTCTCAGATCGCATCCCAGGATGAGAGCCTAAGAAACGTTAGATGGCAAATTGATTCCTTTCGATTTGACAATACATTTGTGTATGGAGAAGGGAATGTTATAAATTTTGACAATTTACCGGGAATCACTGGAATTTTTGGAAAGAATGCTAAGGGCAAGTCATCGATAATTGGTGCTCTTGTTTATGGCTTGTTTAATACAACTGATCGTGGTCCCATAAAAAATGTTCATATTATCAATAGTAGAAAGAACGCATGTGAGACTTCGATAAGCTTTAGCATGAATGGTAAAAGGCTTTGTCTCGAGAGAAAGACTATTAAGAAGCAAACAAAGAAGGGTGCTGTGTATGGAACAACATCGCTTTCACTGCTAGAGCTTGATGAAAGTGGAAATCCAGTGACAGATTTATCGGGTGAGCAGAGACGAGACACTGAAAAAATTGTGAGAGATATAATAGGGACCCCTGAAGACTTTTTAATGACATCTTTGGCATCTCAAGGGCAAATGAACACCTTTATTAGAGAAAGAGCAACAGCTAGAAAGATGATTCTCACAAACTTTCTCGATTTAAATGTGTTTGAAAAGATGTATGACCTAGCCAAAGATGAATCGCAGAATCTTAGGGCCAAGTCAAAAATAATACCCCTTCTCGACTGGGATACAGAGATTGATGATTGTCATATGGTCATATCTGAGAACAGGCAAGCGATGAAAGATATCATGGACGATATCAGGCACAAACGTGACAGACTTGAAAAGCTCAATGTTGAAATAGCTGTGTCAGGAATAACAGAATCAGTTACACAGAAAGAGATTGATTCACAGAACATTATTGTTGAAGCTGATAGAAAAAATCTGGAATCTCTGGTAAAGAAAAGAGAATCCTCCGATAGGCTAATTCATGAAGAGAGAGAAAAAATTCTTAAGATTAAAAGAGTTAAAAATGATTTTCCAATTGATGTCCTCAAGGAACAAATAGAATTTCAAAGAAATCTAGAGAGATCTCTTCTTACTCTTGAGCATGAATATCAAAATCAGGCCACCCTTCTTGAAAGTCAATTAGCATCAACTAGAAGGCTTGAAGAGGTGCCCTGCGGAGATGAGTATCCGACCTGTAAGTTTATTAAGCAGTCCCATCTAGACAAAGGGAGTCTTGAAACTCAGACAAAAACTGTTGAAAAGTTGTTAGAAAATTTATCAGAGATGGGGCAGTCTCTTGACGAAGTAATAAATGAAAAGCTTAAAGAAAAGATTCAAAAATATGATAAGCTTGTTGAGAAGGAGTCTGCTCTTTCAATTTCAATATCACAACTAGAGATAAAGATCAACAATTTATCCAATGAGACAAAAGACGCTAGAAGAGAACTAGATGAGAGCAGTAAGCTTCTATGTGACATGCAAGAAAGAATAATTGATGATGAAACATCTTCAGATGCTAAATTAAGAAACAACGTGCTAGATCTCCGCAAGAATATCAAAGAGCTAGAGAAGAATAAACTAGTCATTGCAGATAAGATTAGTAGGGCCAGTGTCGAAATAAACAGGCTTAGAAAGGAGAAGCAAGAATTTTCTCAAATAAAGAAAGACCTTAAGCTTTATGACATGTTTATGCAGGCAATGTCAAAAAAGGGAATCCCGCTCCAGATCATGACTTCGCAACTACCCCTTATTAATGTTGAGATTGCAAAAATATTGCACGGAGTGACAGGATTCACTGTGGAACTAGAGGCAGATTCAGAGTCAAATGCAATGGACATTTACATAAACTACGGAGACTCTAGAAGAATAATTGAGCTTGCCTCTGGAATGGAGAAAATGATGGCTTCTCTAGCAATTCGTGTTGCACTGATAAATGTGTCATCATTGCCAAAGACAAATATGTTGATTATTGATGAGGGATTTGGTGCGCTAGACGAGACAAACATAGAGGCATGCAGTAGACTATTACAATCCTTAAAGAAGTGGTTTAGAAATATTATCGTGATTTCTCATGTAGATGCAATAAAAGATGCTGTCGACAATTCTCTCGATATTATTAAGAAAGAAAAGAATGCAAGAGTTATTCATGTCTGATTATACGGGATTTGATAAGATTATCGTAAAGGATAGTACAGAAGGGGAAAGTAGGTTTCCCTTATTTTGTCCTATTTGTGATTTAGTAATGAATAAACAAGCAGATATAGTTGCATTTGAAAAATATTTGTGCTGCTCTGCGTGCTCAGTATGTTGGGCTGAAGCTAGGCGACAAGCCTGGAGTCAGGGATGGAGGCCCAAAAAAGAAGATGTTGAAAAAGAGGTTCAAATTAGAAAACGTGCATCTCTCAGTATTCAATTTTGAGCATGATAGATATTTATAACGGGTGATAACATGCTAAGCTTTGAAGAAAACAATGTACTTGGTCAGATTCTAGACAATACCTTTGGGTATAGCTCGACCACAGTGTCTCCAACAATGTCAATAAAATGCTCATTGCAAGGAGATGTACTAACTGTCAGATATACTACAATTGTTAATCTGGCCTCAGAGAGAAACATAAGGGATCAGATTAAGAGATTTGCTGATGAGTCGGTCAAGCTTACTAACGATTACATGAAAAATGTACGTAGTGAGTTTAAAAAGGGCGCTACTCGTGCGCTAAAGGTGAAGCAGTTGGGTACAAGTGATAGTGTTGAGATGATTACGACGTCGCCGTATACACCAAGGAAGATGGCCTATTACAGGCGATCGACCAATTACACCATCGAATAATGCCAAAAATTAATAAGTCAAACCAGATAAAAGAGATAGTTAAATGTGGAAAAGATCCAGCTTATTTTTTTAACAACTATCTAAAAATTCAACACCCTGTTCGCGGATTGATTAAATTTGACACGTATGAATTTCAGGATGAATGTGTTGAAAAATTCATAGAGAATAGATTCAGCATAATATTGAAGTCTAGGCAGCTAGGAATGTCAACTCTTGTTGCAGCCTACTCTGTGTGGCTTGCTCTATTTCAGAAAGATAAGAACATACTCATTATTGCAACCAAATTAAGTGTTGCACAGAACTTTATTGGCAAGGTGAAGACAATGGTCAGATCCTTGCCGCCGTGGCTTGTTTTGCCCGAGCTAGTAACAAATAATAAGCAGTTGCTAGAATTTAGTCATGGATCATCCATTAAGGCAATCCCAACATCAGAGGATGCAGGACGTTCTGAAGCTCTGTCTCTGTTGATCATCGATGAAGCAGCATTTGTTAGAAACTTTGATGATCTGTGGACAGGACTATACCCCACAATTAGCACAGGTGGTCGAGTGATTATTCTCTCGACACCTAATGGTGTGGGAGGTCAGTATTACAAGCTCTATACAGACGCTGAAGCAGGGCTTAATGAATTTGCAGCCATAAAGTTGCCCTGGGATGTGCACCCAGAAAGAGGCCAGGAATGGTTTGATAAGACGACAAAAAATCTATCAAATCGTCAAATCTCTCAAGAGTATCTTTGCGACTTCGCCTCATCAGGAGACACATTTTTGTCTGATTCTGACATCGAGTGGATCAGATTGGAGTGCATACCTCCGAAGGAGAGAGCAGGTCCTGACATGAATGTGTGGATCTGGAAATACCCACTAACAGAGCATCATTATATCATTTCAGCTGATATTTCAAGGGGTGACTCAAGAGATTACTCCGCATTCCACATAATTGATGTCACAGAGGGTGAGTGTGTTGCAGAGTATAAGGGAAAGATCCCCCCAGACCGATTTGCCGAACTTTTACACGATTTTGGCATCAGATATAATAAGGCATTGCTGTGTCCTGAGAATAATAGCTACGGATATGCAACAGTTCTGAAGTTGAAAGAAATGCAGTATCCCAATCTCTACCATAAAAGGCGTAAGGGTGTCTACATAGGAGACTATGTGCCAAAAAATGATAATGAGATTGCTGGATTTACCACCAGCGGCAAAAGTAGAAATCTAATTTTATCAAAACTAGAAGAGGTAATAAGAAATAAGCAAATTAAGATTTATTCTTCTAGATTTTATGATGAACTAAAAACATTTGTCTGGTCTGGAAGTAAAGCACAGGCAATGAAAGGCTATAATGACGATCTTGTTATGAGCATGGCAATCGGAACCTGGTTATATGACACCTCAGCTGATCACGGTCGATCCTCATCAGATCTAAATGATGCCATGCTTAAGGCTATGAAGATGACCCGTAATAGCTACGATGATATGCCCGGTGCAATAACAGAAGGAAGGCCTTATTCATCAGCAACAAGAGACCCTAAGGTGCAACCCGATGACTTTAAGAAAAGCAAGCTCTCAGGTGAATGGAATAAAAAGCAGCATGCCCTATCTGAGTTTGACTGGGTGTATAAGTGAGCTAGAAAATGGCAGATAAATCAGAAGGACTATTCAGGAGACTAACCCTGCTATTTCGCAGTGGTCCTGTCATAAAGAGAAGGGTTCGTGACTTTGACAAAGGCGGTGTAACATCTTCAGCCTTTGATATGTTTCGAAAGAATCAGAGCCACGTTTATAGCACAGCCATGTCGGCTTATGGCACATATGATCGAATGGCACGCTATAGTGATTTTAGTGAGATGGAGTACACACCTGAAATCAGCTCAGCACTTGACATATACTCTGAGGAGTCTGTTGCAGCAGATGAGAAAGGAAGCGTCCTACACATACACTCAGAGAATCCGACGATTAAAAAGATTTTAAGCGAATTGTTTTATGACACAATTAATGTTGAATTTAATCTGTCTGCTTGGGTTAGGACTCTCTGCAAGTATGGCGACTTTTTTCTTTTTAACGATGTGAGTCCAGAGCACGGTGTAATAAACGCATACCCAATGCCTGTGAATGAGGTAGAGCGTGAGGAAGGATTTGATCCAAAAGATCCTATGGCAGTTAGATATAGGTGGGTAACTCAAGGAAACCAGGTGCTTGAGAACTGGCAGGTCACTCACATGCGTGTTCTCGCAAATGATGCATTTCTTCCATATGGTACATCTGTACTCGAGTCAGCTCGACGTATCTGGCGACAGCTAATACTTGTTGAGGACGCAATGCTTGTCTATCGTGTCGTTCGGTCTCCTGAGCGTCGTGTATTCTACGTTGATGTGGGTAATGTTCCCCCTGAGGATATTCCCAATTACATGGAGCAGGTTCAGTCAACCCTTAAAAAGGCGTCAGTTGTTAATAAAGACTCTGGTCGAGTAGATCTTAGATACAACCCATTATCAGTTGATGAGGATTATTACCTGCCCGTTAGAGGTGGTGAATCAGGCACGAAGATTGATACACTTGCAGGTGGGCAGAATGCAACAGCTATCGAAGATGTAGAGTACATTCAGAAAAAACTTTTTGCTGCTCTCAAAATACCAAAGGCATATCTAGGCTATGATGAAGGCCTGGGTGCAAAGGCAACTCTCTCCCAGGAAGATATTAGATTTTCAAGAACCATTGCAAGAATACAGAGAACCATTGTCGCTGAGATGAATAAGATCGCAATTATTCACCTGTACTGTAATGGGTTTGAGGGAGAGGATCTTCTTGATTTCACATTGCAACTATCTAATCCTTCAACCATTGCGCAACAGCAAAAGCTAGAGCTGTATCGCTCTCGATTTGAAATCGCAGGAACAGCTGCACAGGTCGAGGGTCTGGTCGATAAGACTTGGCTTAGAAAGAATCTATTCAGCATGACTGACGATGAGATTAGTGCAATACTTGCTGGTAGAATCCTTGATAAGCAGAGAGATCTAGAGGTCGAAGCCGTGCAGATTCCAGAGGAAGCTGAGGCTGGTCTTGCTATTGCCCCAGGAGAGGAACCCCCGGAGGCTCCTGAAGAGGAGGCGGGACTAGAAGCTCCTCCGACTGAGCTAGCGGGTGACGATAGAAACAGTCTGAACTTAAACATAGTGGCAGGCGACTCAATCGATGAATCAGATGACCTTGAAGATGCTATTGATCTTAGTAGATTATCGATTGAGGATGAGGGCTCGCCGATCAAAGCACAGAACCGTGTTAACTTATTAGCGGGTGTCTTGAATGAAGATATTGACGCGCATATTGATGATTCTGATATAGATGTGGATGTAGATATCGATGTAGATATCGATATAGAGCCATCAGAAGAAGAAGAGAAAAGAAAACGCCGTCGTAATTCGAACAACCAGGACACAGATCATCTTCGCCTCGTGTCTCATGATCCAAAAAATGCGTCAGATTCCATTGCCCATCCGTATGCTAGAAAATTAACTAAGTATAAGAGAAATAGTGAGAGAAAATCTGATATAAACCCGCTGTCAAGAGCACACAAACTACCAAAATTGAGCGAGCTTCAAGGCAGGGACTTTTTAGAGATTCTTGATGATCGAATTGAAACACAGTCAAAAATGACAGGACAGATGCGTTCTGCATTAAAATCACTTGAGTCTCGGATAGGTATTAACAGTAAAGTAATCTCTGAGACTACGAATTCATCAGAGGAGGATTAAGTCACTCATGGCTAGAGGTCACAACAAAAAGAGAAACGTGGGCATAATCTATGAGCTGCTACTAAGGCACATCTCAGAAGCTTTAATCCGAGATGATAAGCAGTCGGCACAAAAAGCGCTAAGCATCATAGAGACCAGATTTCATAAGACAACTGAGCTTTATAAAGAATTTAGACTGTTTAATGCTCTCGCACAGACAACTGTATCAGATACCCCAGTTGCTGCTAGCATTCTTACTGAGGCAAAACATGCAGCTAGAAGATGTAATACAGATCGTCTAGATAGAGAAAAATCACTCCTCATACGAGACATTAATCACAGTCTTGATGATTCAGCTTTTTATCACCGTCGTATTGAAGAGTATAAGACGTACGCGACAATTCAAACACTGCTTAACGGCTGGAGAGAGCTCGATAGATCAGATTTATCAAAGATTGTTGAGTTCGAAGGAAAGATGGTTGAGTGGTTGCTATTAGAAAAAGAGGCTAAGCAGCTAGAGCAAGATGTGAATCCGGATGTTGACACCTTGGTTGTCAAGATCTTGTCTGAGAAATTTAACGAGAAATATGGAAGCTGCTTGAATGAAACACAGCGTGATCTCATAAAGTCCTATGTTTTCTCTATCGCAAACGACGAGGGAGAATCCATTAAGCAATCTCTTGCAGCATTGCGAGAGACAGTGCTGTCTGATCTTGATAGATTACAACAGCAGACAGACAACCAAATCCTGATGGAAAAGATGTGTGATGTTAAAGAGAGAATAGTGTCAGAATCTGTTGAAGATATAACAGATGCGACAATTTCACGATTTTTAGTTATCTCACAGTTAAAAGATGAGATAACGGAGGCTTTAAATGAATAATTCCGATATGAAACTTTTAACAGAGTGGACACCGCTCTCATACACAGCTGAGATGATACAGGAGTCTATCGATAGAAACGGAGGAAGAATAGTTCTTCGGGGTGTTTTGCAGAAGGCAGATACACTTAACCAAAATGGCAGAATTTACCCTAGGGCAATTCTTGAAAGAGAAGTTCTCAATTACCAGAAGTTTATTAAAGAGAACAGGGCATTAGGTGAGTGTGATCATCCTGATACATCTGTGGTCGAATTAAAAAATGCTTCTCATATTATTAGAGATGCTAAAATGGAAGGTGATGCTGTTGTAGGAACTGTCGAGTTATTAGATACTCCAAGCGGAAAGATCTTACAGAGCTTAGTGTCCTCAGGTGTAACCCTTGGAATTTCATCGAGGGGCGTCGGGTCCACCCGCCGTCAAGGAGACAACCAGGTTGTCCAAGAGGATTTTCAGCTGATATGCTTTGACATGGTTAGCGAACCCTCAACACCAGGTGCCTTCATGCTAAGAGAAGGAAAGGTTGTTAATAAGCAGGAGCTAGATAAGGTTTTTACTCGAAGTGATCGTATTGATAGGATCTTTAATGAAATCCTATCCTGGCAGGAATAATGTCAACAATTTCAAGAAGTGCTCTCAAAGGAATCGTTAAGGAATGTCTGGTAGAGATTCTCCAGGAGGGAATTGATACAGATACAAATCGTGTTTCACTTTCTGAGAGAAAGAATCCTTCTCGTGCTTCTACCCCGAGTAGAGGGTCTGCGCTTGATAAAATTGAGTTTGGAAAGAAGCCTCAAAACCCAAAACGTCAAAGATTGCAAGAAGCAAAGCTCGCGCAGAATGCTGCAAAATCTATAACTGAAGATCCTGTTCTTGCTTCAATTCTTACAGACACAGCTCTTACAACACTGCAGGAACAATCATCTGTTGAAAGAGTTGGACCCGGCGGGACAGCAATGGCCTCATCTGCAGCAGGAGATACTGCAGCTAGACAGGTAGCAGGCAGTGATCCCATGGCACTCTTTTCAGAGTCAGCAACTAATTGGGCAGCATTAGCATTTACAGAGTCATCCCAAAAGGGATAAAAGCTTTTAGCGTCAATTTAAGACTAGCGGAATATGTATAACTGCGCATAATAGAGGAGCTTCCCACAATGTCTAATGTAACTAAATTAACACCAGAACTTCTAAAACAACTCGTTCTTGAGGAAAGACAAAAGATGCAAGAAGCAGGTCTTCCAGGAGCTGAGAAAGCAGAAGAGGTTGACGCAGCAGATCAAGCAAGCACACTTTCTCATAAGATTGATCATGCAAAAAAGCTAGGAATTCATGAGTCTAATCTTAAAAAGCAGCTAGAAAGAATCGTTAGGATTCGAGAAGCTTTGAAAAGTGATATTTTAAAGGATCTCTAATAAATGGCAGAAGTCAAACAAATAACAGTCAATCCTGCTGCTCCAGATGATAAGCCTTTCGGTGCAAGGAATGAAAAAAATCTCCAGAAATCATTTTCTGCATCTCCGATCTATAGTAATCAGATAAAGGATGAGGAGAGACGCTTGACCTATCAGAGGCTTGCAATGGATGGAAACGTCCAGAGCGGCCTTGGATTAAACTCATTTAATCGTGACTTTGTGGGAACAGAGCAAAATCCTGTCCCTGATTTAAATGATGTGAAAACAGGCGGTAATGGTTTGCCAGCTTCTCCCTTTGTTCCCAACCCAACATCACCTGGACCAGGAAGCATTTTTCCCAATGATCAAGCACCTTTTGATGGTGAGCTACCTGAAGCCGGCGTTGAGTTTGGAAGTGGGTTAGGTGGACAAACAACACCCATCGAAACGTCACAGCAGATAGCATCACAAAAAATCGGTGATTATATCTCAGGACGATCCTTCAGGGGTTCTGACGGTAGAAATTGAAGGTGAGTGATGTCATTTAAGCATCACTACTATAATCCTGGAGGCTATGATGCTAACCAGGGCGGCGGCTATGGTACACTTAAGGGAAAGCTGCCTAGCACTGGAACAGGCCTGGGATCTGATAGGGCATTAACTGGTGCACATGGAATTTATGCTGAGCCCCCAAAATATCATTTTGATGACGAGGAGCAAGAAGAGTTCTTTGATGAGATATTTGGCGACTTAGATGATTTAGATGCATTTGTTACTAAGGTAAACCAGATTTATCGTAGATCCGATCCAAGTAGACGTGCAGATAGAGCAACATTTGTTAGAAACCAGAGATTAGATCTGGCACCCATGGCAGAGAAGCGTCTTCCCCGAGTATCTGATACAATATCTCCATTTTCAAATAGAGTCCTATACCCAAATGGTTTCGATGGTCCGCCTCTTGGCACTGGAAATGCAAATCAAGCGTTTAGAACTACTGGTCCCTATAAACGGACAGGGACCCAATACGGAACATCACGATCACCTTTATCATTAGGCCAGCCAGAAGATACTATGCCAGCTCTTTCACTGTACGATATTTTGGATGATGATGAGAGAGCAATTTTAAGACAGAGGGTCAAAATTATGCGATTGTTAGCTGATCTTGATTTCGATGAGGCATCTAGTGATGAATATGATGCAATTTCCGAAGACGCCGAATAATTAATCATGCGAGGGATAACCATGTCAAAGTCACTTTATGACGAAGCTATCGCTGAGGCGAAGACACTCAGACAGGTAGCTGAACAAAATGCGAAAAATGCAATCATCGAGGCCGTGACGCCCAGAATTAGAAGCTTTATTGAAGAGCAGCTAATTGGTGAAGGAAGCCGTGATGGCTCAGATGACACACCTAGTGATAGTGATCCTGTGCTTAAGGGCGCGATGCAAGATGAAGATAGTGACGAGGTTACCCACCCTCTTCCAATAATGGATGAGGAAAGTGTTGCGCTAGACGAAAGTGCGTTAAAGTCTCTAGTTGAGTTAATTGGTGGAGAAGAGTTAGCAAATGCTCTCTCATCATCATCTACTGAGGGAGCTCTCAATGACGCTCTCAGCGAGTCATTTTCTAGTTTAAGTGATGAAGATAGACAAAAGCTGCTGCAGATAGCTAGTAAATTTAATGAAGGGGCTGATTTTTTTGACCCTGACGTAATAAATATTGAGGACAACCTACACACGGAGAACACAGGAATGTCAAAACCAGATGAAATTCTTTACGAGATAGATCTCGACGAACTGACAGAGACGATGGGCCTCGATGAAGCCCAGCACGATGCAATGGAAGAAGCAGGCCTCGGCGGCGAAGAGGTGGCGGGTGAATCCGTCGAAGAGTCTTCAGATGCCCTAGAGGAAGAAGATGAAGGCTACCATGTATCTGAGGAGACTCTTGAGGAGATCATGAGCCTCTATGAAGCTAAGCTAGAAATTGATCTCGGTGATCTTGAGCTTCCCGAAGACCTTATGCCCACTGTCTCCGTGGTGGAAGAGGAAGAGGAAGAGGAAGGTGAGGTTGAAGCTGAGGAAGAGGCAGAAGAACCAGAAGAACCAGAAGCGGTTGAAGAGCTTCCTGAAGAACTTCCCGGCCTTGAAGAAGTATATGAAATCGATCCGAAGATGCTTGCAGCTGAGCTGAAGCGCTTACGGTCGCAACTTTCAGAAGGAGATGCCTCAGCGATGGCATCACATTTTGGTGGCGGAGATGCTGGAAACGATCCGCTTGACCAAGAACTTAACGTTTTATCGGAGCTCCGTACTGAGCTCCAGAAAAAGAGCCGTCATAATCGAGCTCTTACAGAAAAGCTCAATGAATACAGAAGTGCTGTTGAAACACTTCGTGAGCAGTTGACAGACTTGAACTTGTTTAATGCTAAGCTACTCTACGTAAATAAGCTGCTGCAGAATCCTAAGGTCTCCACAGACCAGCGACGCTCGATTATCGAGTCGCTAGATAATGCAAGAAGCTTAAGAGAAGTGAAGTTGCTATACAAGAGCCTGACAGAATCACTCTCGACGGTCAAGTCGGAAAATCTCTCGGAGTCAACGGTTAGACGGACTCTTGGATCATCATCACGTGCAACAAAGAGGGCTTCTGCCCAAACATCTGAGGCATCTGAGGTGAGCCGGTGGGCACAACTAGCCGGATTAAAGTAAAGTAAAGTAATTCAACAGCATAACATAAAAAGGAAACAATTATGTCTAAGAAATTCACACTCGAGCAGTTGACTGAAGGTATCCGCGCACGACACGTCGGATCCGAAGGCACAAGACTCGTTGAGAAGTGGTCCCGAACAGGACTGCTTCGTGGGCTTGGCGATCACAATCGCGAAGTCATGTCCCGTCTCCTGGAAAATCAGGCTGCACAGCTGCTTCGTGAGTCTAACTCACTGTCGACAGGTGCTGGAGCGCTGTCTTCATCAGGTGACCTTCGCGGTTTTACCAACATCGCGTTCCCAATCGTCCGCCGTGTATTCGGTGGTCTCGTTTCTAACGAGCTAGTTTCAATTCAGCCGATGAGCCTTCCCTCCGGACTGCTCTTCTACCTGGATTACACGTATGGAACTCGCGTTGGTGGTGATACTAACCTCCAAACGGGTGCTGCAAATACAGGTGCTGATGCACAAACCTACGCGTTGGGTCAGTCGATCTACAACAACCCGGCAGGCAAGGGTATCAGAAGTGGTTCTCTAGCAACAGGTGGTCAGTATGATCTCGCTGGAACATCTTACACACGTGTTCACAGTTCTTCTATTATCTGTACCACAGGTAATATCCTAGCATCAGGTGCCTTCCAGGGCAATGCCACACTGCAGGACGGCCGAAAGTGCGCTGCTACAGGTACAGACGGACGTCTGCTACAGTTCGATCCACAGCTTCTGAAGCTCATTGAGGATGATGTTCCAAATAACGGGAATACAACAGGTGAATTCCAGTTGCTTATTCTTGATCTCGCGTCCTCAAACTTCGCGAACATGGACACATCGCTAGTCAAGGACGTTTCACTCTACTCAGATGCTGATATGGGTGCTGATCAAGCAGCAGGCGGTATGGGTCTCGCTGCTGTCCCTGAGTCAATTCAGGGCGGTAAGAACCTCGTCAACGTTCGTCGTCTGAACCAGATCGGTACATTCGCCGGTGGCGTATTCACCTCTAACCCGCTTATACAGCGAACTTCTGCTAATGCAGCACTTCTAGTTGTCGTCACAGGATCACACAAGGCGTTCCCAGCCGGCGTGGCAAACCTGACAGCTTCGTACGCAATTGCAGATGGTCTAAATGTGGACACAGCCGATGGTTCAGCACTTACAATTCCGTCCTTTGAGTCGAACTTTGGTACTTCTCCATCACCTGCAATCCCTGAGATCGACATCAAGATTGAGTCGATTGCTGTTACAGCACAGACCCGTAAGCTACGTGCTCGCTGGTCGCCAGAACTCGCGCAGGACCTCAACGCATACCACTCACTGGATGCTGAGGTTGAACTCACACAGATTCTCTCCGAGCAGATTGCTCTTGAGATCGACCGTGAGATCCTGAACGATCTCCTGACGCAGGCTGACACTAACTTCTTCTGGTCACGCGCACCAGGTAAGTTTGTCAACAAGCAGAACGGAGCAGAGGCAACCAGGTCCAGCACACTCGCTGGCGGACCATCCTTCACAGGTACAGTCCGTGAATGGTACGAGACACTTGTTGAGACAATCATCGACGTCGCAAATGAGATCCACAGAAAGACACTCCGTGGCTCAGCGAACTTCGTTGTTTGCTCACCTGAGGTCGCAACCGTCTTCGAGGCTTCGGTTCTTTACAAGCCGCAGTACAGCCTTGACGGAGATGGACAGGTCAGCCAGCCATTCTCGCTGGGTGCAGCACCGGTTGGTACATTGAGCAACCGTTTCACGGTCTACAAGGACCCTTACTTCCCACGCAACAAGGTTCTTGTTGGTTATAAGGGCGGTAGCTACCTTGAAACCGGATACGTTTACGCTCCGTACGTGCCGCTAATCGTTACACCGACGATCTTCGCGCCAGAGGACTTCACACCCCGTAAGGGCGTGATGACTCGCTACGGCAAGAAGATGGTTCGTAATGATTTCTACGGTACTGTTACATGCCTAGACATGGACGTCATTTAGTTAACTAAGTTAACTGAATAAATTTTAAGGGCGGCCCTTGGGGCCGCCCTTTTTGCTTTTACGGGATGTGTTGACCTATTAACAATAATCTATGATTATTTCACACTCTAAGAAATTCATATTTTTCAAACCACTCAAGGTTGCAGGCTCTAGCGTCGAGGCATGCCTTGCAAAATACTGCGGTGATGAGGATGTCCTAACTGGCTCTGATATAGCAGATGAGAGACAGCAGTTTGATTATGTGGGTCGCAATAATCTTGATAAAAGAGGAAACCTCATTTTTCACATGCACACATCTCCTCAGCTATTGTATTCAATGACAGATAGCACATGGGACGATTACTTTAAATTTACGATTGTTAGAAACCCCTGGGAGATGACAGTTTCATATTTTTGGTGGTGTTTTTACTCACCAACAAACAGTGTGATATCAAAATCCTATGATGTGAGTGAAGATAGCATAAATGAATTTTCTACAATTACTCCCAGCGAGGGGGATAGTACTGATGCTTTGAGAGCAAAATTTGAGCAATTCATAGAGGCTGTAGGACATTTTAATACCGGCCCAAGGGGAGATGAGGGATTTCATAGAGTCATTGACTGGCTGAGTAGATCGATGTGTGAGTTCTATGACGATGCTGATACTATCATAAGATATGAGACATTGCAGGAAGATTATGAAAAGCTCTGTGGCGTGATAGGCTTGCCGAAAGAGATGCTACCTCACTTAAAAACCAATCAGAGAAAATCAAAAATTCACTATGCAGATTACTATAGCGACTGGAGCAAAATCCAGGTCAAAATGGCATTTAGGGATGTGATATCAAGATTTGGCTACTCTTTTGCGACATGAATGATAAAATGTTCTCTATCAGTGCAAATAAAGTCTTTGCGCAATAGATATAGACAGGTCCAATTCGTATAATCAACCGACCCGCCGGTGAATTGGAAGCATGC